AAAAACTTGACTACTATATTCAAGGTGGTCCTGCCTACACAGTTGTTGCTGATGTAGATGGTAAAGAGTCAGAACTATCTGGAAAAGTTGGAGGTACATTTAATGTAACTCAGAATCTTGGTGTGTATGGTGAGTTCTCAGGTATCACTAATGGAGATGAGGACAACAACTACGGTACAAAAATCGGAGCTAAGTACTCTTTCTAATGTCTCAACAATCTAAAACTGGTTTCGGAGTAGCACACCCTGTAGCTTACTCACCACAGAACACAGAAAAAAAAGAAGAGAAAAAAGAAGATGATAACTTTCCTCAATCTTTAGAGGAAGCATTACTTGGTGAATAGTAAGATCAATGAACTATGGGTAGTAGTCTTCGGACTGCTATCCTTTTTTATTTTGGTAGAGTCAATGCATTTGAACTACCACAGGTTAGAGGCACCTCAGTGTCGGACCTCTAACTAATTTGGCTTTTAGCCCTGTACGCAGGATACCTATTAGCCGTCTAGACGGTGGGATAGACCACAAAACGATTATTTTAATTTGCATGCAAGGGTAAATATACATTCAATACATTTTATAATTAAGGCAAATGGCACAACAAGCCACAACAGCCACTGCTAACGGTCCTATTTATGGAGGTGCCAATAATGGTGCTCTCACTAATGCAGGAACCGTTGATCAGAGGCGAGCACTTTACCTGAAATTATTCTCAGGTGAGATGTTTAAAGGATTCCAGCACAACACAATCGCTAGGGATCTTGTAACAAGACGTACCTTGAAGAACGGTAAATCATTACAGTTCATCTACACAGGTCGTACGAAATCCGAGTTCCATATTCCTGGTCAAAGCATACTCGGTAACGACGAGAAGACTCCTCCAGTAGCAGAGAAGACAATCACAGTTGATGACCTACTCATCTCCAGTGCATTTGTTTATGAGCTTGATGAGACTCTTGCTCACTATGACCTACGTGGTGAAATCTCTCGTAAGATCGGTTATGCTCTAGCTGAGAACTATGACCGTAGAATCTTCAGAGCTATAACTAAAGCTGCTAGACAAGCTTCTCCAGTCTCTATGGCTAACTTCGTAGAGCCAGGTGGAAGTATGTTGAAGGTTGGTACAGATACAAGTACAGACAAGAAAGACGCTTACGATTCAGATAAGTTGGTTGATGCATTCTATGATGCAGCAGCAATTCTAGATGAGAAGGGTGTTTCTGGTGATGGACGTGTAGCTGTTCTAAACCCAAGACAGTACTATGCACTTATACAGAACGTATCTTCTAATGGTCTAATCAACCGTGACGTACAAGGTACAGCACTACAGTCTGGTAATGGCATCATTGAAATTGCAGGCATTAAGATCTACAAGTCAATGAACATTCCATTCTTTGGTAAGTATGGTACTTCTGCTGATCCTAATAGAACTGGTTACGACTCTAAGGACAACATGGGTTCACACGTTGGCGCAACCATGGAAGACATGGAGCAAGCTGCTAATGGTGGTACTCCAGCTGGTGGACAGAAGACAACTAACAACTATGGTTTAGCTGCTAAGTTCGCTAACAGCTGTGGATTAATCTTCCAAAAGGAAGCCGCAGGTGTTGTAGAAGCTATCGGTCCTCAAGTACAGGTAACATCAGGCGACGTATCAGTTGTCTATCAAGGTGATGTAATCCTTGGCCGTTTGGCTATGGGTGCAGACTTCCTTAACCCTGCATGTGCAGTTGAGTTGATCGCTGGTATTAACACAGCTTCCTCTAACGCAACAGGTTGGGATGGATCTGGTACAGAGAACACTGCTATATCAAACGCTGGTTTCTCATAAACTATATATTTTTATACACGCAATGGGAGTCTTTATGGCTCCCTTTTTTTTTACTGAAAAAATTTTCATGGCTACCAAAACAAATGAACTCGATACCGAATTATCCGCAGTCAATTCTATACTGGGAGCCATCGGTCAATCTCCAGTCACCCAGCTAAACGATACAAACACAGGTTCTTTAATCAGTACCAACCCAGAGATATCTTTTATTTATAATATACTGAATGAATGTAATGTAGATATACAAAGTGAAGGTTGGCATTTTAATACTGAACACCACGTAACCTTTACACCTGATCCAAATACAAAACACATAGCTGTACCATCTACTGTCTTAAGGTTAGATGTTACTAATGGATGGCAGGGTAAGACATTAGATACAATCAGGAAAGATGGAAAGTTATGGGATAAAGTTAACCATACATTTGAATTTGATAATGATCTTTCTTGTGATGTAGTTTACATATATGAATTTGAAAATATACCACCAGTCTTTAGAAGATATGTTGTCTACAAAGCTTCAGCTAGAGCAGCTACACAGTTAATAGCTAACCCACAACTCGTTGAATTACTTTCTACTCAAGAGGCTTTTGCACGAGCATCTTGTATTGAATATGAAACACAACAAGGTAACCACTCCATGCTTGGTTTCACTGATAACCAGGTTTATCAAACCTTCCAACCTTGGAGAGCACTGGCAAGATGACAGGAATAACACAAACAATACCAAATTATTTTGGTGGTATATCGGAGCAACCTGATTATAAAAAGAACTTAGGTCAAGTAACTAATATCATTAATGGTGTACCTGACGTTACCTCTGGTTTATATAAGAGACCTGGAAGTAAGAGAGTAGATACCTCAGCTATTACTGATGGTGATAGATCTCACTCTACAGCTACAGGTGCATTACATGATATACAAAGTGGTGGTTCCTTCTTTCATTACTACAGAGATGAAACTGAAGGATCATATATTGGTCAAGTTGCAAGTAATGGTGAGGTAAGAGTCTGGAGATGTTCTGATGGTTTACGTATGGATGTTGTATATGGATCAACTAATAGTGCAACAGCAACAAATTTAAAAGCTTACTTAGCAACCAATACTCCAACAGACTTAAGTTTCTTAACGATTAACGATACAACTTTTGCTAATAACTCAACAGAAACTATAACTAAAGCTGGTACTACAGCTAGTAGTTCAGCTACTCACACAGCATTTATTGAGTTACTTAAGACAGAGAATGGTAGACAGTATGCATTGAATGTAGCTGATAATGCTACTGTTGCTACATACACAACTGCTACTAGATTAGAAATTAGTAGTACTGCAACTGGTACTAATAACAGACCTGCAGCTGGAGCACCAAGTACTGGTCATTGTCCAGGTATAGGAACTGAAGTTTTCAATATAACTAGTGGTAGTAAGAAGAACTTAATCTTTAGACTTAGTGTTAGGGGACAACAAGGACAATCAACATCTTATGGTACTGATCATGGTGACCTTGATATTAATGACTATGGTTGTACTTACATGGATGAAGTTATACTTCTACATGGTGGAGAAGGTTGGACTACTAATGATACAACTGATGTAACTTTATCCGGGTATAATTATAGAATTAAAGTCACAGAACACGAAACTACTAGACATAAATCTCAAGTTGGTGGAGTAGCTGATGAAGGGTTATGTAGACCAGCACCTACACCATTTGATTCAGATACAGCTGTTACAGCTAATGCTATTTTAGGAGGTTTACATAGTGAACTTTCAGGTATATCAAATGTAGATGCTGAAATCATTGGTAATGGTATTTATTTATCTAGTAATTCAGTAGCTTTCAATGTGGAAGTTGTTGAAAATGATTTGATGAAAGTCATCACAAAGACGGCTAATGATATCACTGAATTACCAACTCAATGTAAGCATGGTTACATAGTTAAAATAAATAATAGTAGTGATTCAAATCAAGATGATTACTATTTGAAATTTGAAGGAGAGAATAGTAAAGATGGTAAAGGTACATGGGTAGAGTGTTCAGCTCCAGGTGTCAATAATGGATTCACTGCTGGTACCATGCCTATCACTATTCAACGTACAGCTGCTACCACATTTACAGTTGATAGAGCTGCATGGGGTACTAGAGATGTAGGAGATGATGAGACAAATCCATATCCTAGTTTCATTAACCAAACAATAACTAAAATATTGTTTTGGAGAAATAGGTTAGTCTTCTTAAGTGGAGAGAATGCTATATGTTCTCAGCCTGGTGACTTCTATAACTTTTGGAATAGCACAGCTCTAGCTGTTAGCCCTACAGATAGGATAGATATAGCTTGTAGTTCTAGCTTCCCTTCTAAACTTGTAGATGGAATACAGATAAATAATGGATTACTTATCTTTAGTACAGATCAACAGTTCTTATTAACTACAGATGATTCAGTTTTAACAGCAGAAACTGCAAGGTTATCTAGTGTTGCTACCTATAACTACAATCAAAAAGTATCTCCTATTTCCCTGGGGAAAAGTATAGGGTTCTTAGATAGTAGTGGAGCTTATAGTAAGTTCTTTGAAGGTGCTAACTTCTCATCTCAAGGTGAGCCAGATTTAGTTAACCAGACTACCGTAGTACCAAGACTCATACCACAAGATATTGATCAACTTACTAACTCTAGAGAAAATGCATTAATCTTCTTTGGTAAAACAAACTCCAATGAGGTTGTTGGTTATAAGTATAACAATGTTGGTAATGAGAGAATTCAGTCTTCCTGGTTTAAATGGAAACTGATTAACCCACTAAGGTATCACTTCATTGTAGGAGATGTTTATTACTTCTTAGAGAACCAAGGTTATCTACAGAGTATAAACCTAGTACAAGCAAGTTCTGATCCAAGCATTACTCAAGATAGTGTCAATTACTTACTACATCTAGATAACTATGTACCTCTAAGTGGTGGTAGTTATAACGCAACAACTAAGAAAACTACATTCAGTAACGTTGCTTGGGCTGGGTATAGTACGTCAAATGGTGCATTAGCACTGACTAGTTCTACTGCTGGTAAGAACTTCACTAAACCAACCATTAACGGTACTACAGTTACAGCTGATGGGGATTGGACTGGTAGTATATTTGCAGGTTATCTCTATGATTACCAAGTAGATTTTCCTAGATTCTATGTCTCACAGAATAAAGGAGAGTATTCAATAGGTGATGTTAACTCATCATTAATCGTACATAGGGTTAAAGTATCTTTCGGACGTATTGGTTTATATCAATCCATATTAAGTAGGTTTGATAAAGCAACATTTACTGATGAATACGAATCTACACCAGCTGATTATGTTGAAGCTACAGATGCACCATTCCTAAGTGAAGATATAAGAACCATACCTGTCTATGAAAAGAATATAAACTTTGATTTTAGTATTAAATCAACTCACCCAGCTCCCGCAACAATAAGATCAATATCTTGGGAAGGTGACTATACACCAATGTTCTATAGGAATAGATGAAAATAATAGACAATGTATTGTCTGAACAAGATTTCAATGTCATCAAAGAAAGACTTTTATATAGTCCTGAATTCTTATGGTCTTGGAATCCAAACAAAGTTCAAAAAGGGGATGGAAAGGAGACATTAGTATCTACTATCTACAAGAAACATAAGCCTTTACAAGAGAGTAACTTCATTACACTACATTCTTTATTTGCTAAGCATCTAGATGTTATTGGATGGCATCGAATAAAGATTAATTGTACATGGAAAACGACTGAATATATAGTAGATGGTTACCATAATGACTACGGTGGGTTGAGTGATGAAAGAATAGCTCACATGAAGACGGCTATCTTCTATTGCACAACTACAGATGCTCCTACAGTCTTCGATGTACCACATCAATCAGTTGATTGTATTGAAAATAGATTAGTTATTTTTGAAGGTTCTAGAAGGCATAGCAGTACCACCCATACTGAAGGTAATCAAAGAAGAATAGTTATTAATTTCAACTACTTTTAATGTCTAAATTTATTCACCCAATAACAGTTGAGGCTGCTAAAAGAGTAGCCTCTAATTTACGTCCAGATGACCGTAGAGAGGTCGAAGAAGGTCATGGGCTAGATCCTATGGAACACCTTGTTTGGGCTGCTCAGAACGACTCCTGTGTGTACTTCACAGTGCCTAACGGCAAGACTGCCGGAATGGCTGGAGTCGATCCTAAAGATGGAATGATCTGGATGTTATGTACTCCAGAAATAGAAAAATATCCACATACTTTTGCTCGTGAATCTAAAAGGTTTATTGAAAGCAGAAGAGAGAAGTTGTTGTGGAATGTCGTTGATAAACGAAATAGAGTTCACCTCAAACTTCTCAAATTTCTAGGTTTTAAATTCTTACGTCAAGTAAGACACGGACCTAACAATTTATCCTTTATCGAGTTTTGCCGTGTGTACAGGTAAATCAGCTTTTCAAGCTAAAAAAGAAAATTATTATAGGGAATACGGACTGTGGCAAGCTGAAGGCAGAGCCATTGATAACGTTTGGAACTTAAAAAATGATCAATATGATATTGACACTCAGGAAAATGTAAATGCTTACAGCCGACTTGTTGGATCAATACAAGCCAACTTTGGAGGAGAGCTTGATAGTTACTTAAAAAATAATGAGATGTTATTTAAAAACAATATGGCTAACCAAGCTATTAATGAAGGTAATACATCATCAAGTTTTGGTAGATCTCAGAGACTAGCAGCTCTATACCATAAAGGTACATTAGATACTAACTTAAGAGGAGCTGATAGAAAGCAAACAGAAAAATTAAAAGGTGCTCATCGTACCCTCTTATCTGCCAATGCTCAAGCATTAGGTAAAAGAGGATTACCACAAACACGTTCTGCTGAACCAGTAAAACCAAAAGGTCCAAGTTTCTTAGAGCAAGCAATGGGTATTGCAAGTACAGCTGCATCATTCATATCACCTATACAGACTCTTGGTGGAGCAATGGGTGTTGGTATGACATCACAAATGGGAGGCTTTAACCAAAGATTCTTCCAACCACAAAGAGACGTAAGTTACAAATTCTGATGATATGACACAAACTCCATTTAAACCCTTCAGATCAGAAGAGAAATTTGAAGCCGTTCAAAGTTCAGGTGATG